CATGTTCATCGCTCGAAATTTTAGGTCGTAGGAAACGTCGAGGGTAAACGTTCGGTTTTATGGTCATGGTTTGGGCGGCTTCTTCGTACCAACTAGAGTCATTGTTGATCCAGAGCGCGACGTTCCAGGTTTTGTAATTGCGGTATCCGTTGTATTCTTCAGACGCTCGCGCTGACTGCATCTTGTCAATCCGTGTCATGGTGTCCCCTTTGGGTTAGGTGGGTTAAACGTTAACAGCGTTGAGTAGTACTTCGGGATCGGCAAACGCTCCGTGCTTCAGCCTGAATTGTCCGTCAACTGCTCCAATCTTTACCAACTTCTCTTTACGGTATACGTCAAGAACTTTTTCGGCCTCGCTCCTGGTGCAGTCAATCTGCTCTTGCACCCAAGCTATGAACCGCTCTTCAGCGTTTACGATTCTTTGTGCCATAGCTCTTGTTCCGGTCGGTCTCGTTGCGCTCATGATTATTACCCCCTCCAGGCTAAGCCTCTGAAGTCTATCATCAGGCAGCCGATCGCCAGGGCGAAAACACTGGTCGAGAAAGCAACGATAAAAGCAAACGTTTCCATGATGTATCCCTTGGGTTAGGTGGTGGTAAACTCAACTGCCCTTTAATATACGGTATGTATATTGGCAACACAAGAACTTTCTACGTCAATCGAGCTTTTTTTTTGCCCAATGGACACCTGAACATCCGAGCAGTATATTACAAGCAACGGAAAAGGAGAGTTATATAATGAATAAAGAGCCACGGGATCCGCTCGGTCGCTTCTTGCCGGGTAATAGGATGCGAGAGGGGAGCAAGGGAGGCGGTGCACCAGCAGCAGCAAAGAGAGAGTTCCGAGCTATGATCCAGGAAGAGCTGGCCAAGCTCGGCTGTCGGCATCTCCACGGCTGGGCACTGGAGAACCCGACTGAGTTCTACAAGATCGCCGCCAGGCTGATACCACAAGCACGAGAGGTCTCAGGGCCTGGCGGCAAGCCGATCGAACACAGAGAGGTGCGGGAGTTCAGCAGTGAGGAGCTTTACGGTATCATAGAAGACGGCTTGACGGTGGGTGACGGTGACGCTGTAGACGAGGACGGAGAGGGTCAGTAATAACAGCAGGTTAGGTGCTATCTGCTGGCGGAGTGTTAATCCGCAAGCTCGTCATACTTGCGATGCTCGGATCTTGGAAGACATCTTCAGTGTGATGTCTGGCAGTGGGTTAGGGTAGGAGTCTGAGACTGCGAGTGAGAGCGTAGTCGCTAAGTCGTTGCGGTGCAAGGGGTTTCGGCCTCCTAAGCGCCTTCCTGGCTGTCTGGGCGGGAGACCCCCGGATCCCCTCGGCGGCCTCTCGATTTACCCCCTCGGAATTTCTGAGCATGTTGGGGATTTTCTGTTGAAGAGGTTTTATGACTGAGGTTACGGCGGTACAGGCGGCTAGGGAGTTATTGTCTCGGCGTAAGGCAAAGGAGTCGTTGATAGATTTTGTGGAGTATACGTTTCCTCAGTATGAGGCGGCGAGGCATCATCGGTTATTGGCGGAGAAGTTGGAGGGTGTGGCGAGGGGTGACATTAAGCGTTTGATGGTATTTATGCCGCCTCGTAGTGGGAAGTCGCAGTTGGCATCGCGTCATTTTCCGGCTTGGTATGTTGGTAGTAATCCTGGCAAGCAGTTGATAGCGGTATCGGCCAATGCGGAGTTGGCTGCTGATTTTGGTCGTGATGTGAGGAATTTGATAGCGGATCCTGAGTATGGGAATGTGTTTCCGGGGATTGAGTTAGCGCGGGACAGTCAGGCGGCTAACAAGTGGCATACGGCGCAGGGGGGTGTTTATTTTGCGGCGGGTATAGGGGGGATGATTACGGGTCGTGGGGCGCATGTATTGTTGATAGACGATCCGGTTAGGGATGCGGAGGATGCGGATAGTTCTACTAATAGGAATAGGATCTGGAATTGGTATTCATCGGCGGCGTATACTCGTTTGATGCCGGAGGCGAGTATAGTGTTGGTGATGACGCGTTGGCATGATGATGATTTGGCTGGTCGGCTGTTGAATGGGGCGGAGTCATGGGAGGTTGTTAAGCTGCGTGGGGTGATAGAGACGCCGGCGCAGGCGGAGGAGGATCCTTTTTCGCGTTCTGTTGGTGAGGTTTTGTGGCCTGACTGGTTTTCTGTTGAGGATCTTGAGCGTCAGAAGGCGAATATGATCCCTCGTGACTGGTCGGCGTTGATACAGCAGGATCCTATATCTGAGGAGGGGGCTTTTTTCAAGCGGGAGTGGGTTCAGTATTACGATGAGGAGCCGGAGAATCTGGTTTATTTTGGCGCTTCTGACTATGCGGTATCGGCTGGCAAGGGGGATTACACGGTTCACGGCATATGTGGTATAGACGAGCACGAGGATATTTATGTGGTGGACTGGTGGCGTGATCGTCAGGAGTCGGATGTCTGGATAGACGCGATGTTGGATTTGATGAAGCGTTATGAGCCGCGGAAGTGGGCTGAGGAGTCGGGTCAGATCCTCAAGTCGCTGGGTCCGTTCATCGAGCGTCGTATGGAGGAGCGCAACGTCTTTGGTATCCGGGAGCAGTTTGCTTCTACGAAGGACAAGGGGGTTAGGGCGCGCGCTATACAGGGGTTTTTTGCGCGTCGCAAGGTCTATCTGCCCCGCAACAAGGATTTTACGGTCGATCTCGTTGAAGAGTTGTTGAAGTTCACGGGCAACCAGGACAAGCGGGACGATCAGGTGGATGTTTTGAGTTTATTCGGTCGTATGCTTGCTGATTTGCGCGGTCATGTGCTTCCTGCGCCTCCGAAGGAGTATCCTCTCAACCACGGGGGGAAGGTCATCGACCTGTTGGAGCGCAAGGAGCAGCGTCGCCGCTACGCGTAGATTTACCCCTTCTTTTTATAGGGTCATTTCCCCCACTGTAGATTTACCCTCTCTTATTATATAGGCGTTTTCTCCAGTCTGTTCCTTACGGAACAGTGGAATCCGCTAGAATCCGCTAGAAACCGCTCAAGCTGAAAGGTAACGTCCTCCATTCTGGGATTTATACGGGGACGTTCCCTTTGAGTATCCATGTACGCAGTTAATGGTTTACATAATATCCTGCTTCAGTAGGGGCAGTAGGCAACTGAATCTGTAACTCCTTCTCCTGTAGTAGTTTATGGGGAACCTTCGGAAAGGTGTGTTCCAACTGAAGCCTTTATTGGTTTACATAATATTGACAAGCGGTTTAAATCCCCCGATATTACTGCACAAATGAGCACTACTATCGGGATTTATCTTTGGCGACCAAGAAGCAGGTAAAGTTCTGGCGTAAGGAGATGGAGGTCTGCGATACGCTCTATAAGGGGCGTGTCAAGCAGTGGACCAATCTCTTAGACCGCTACGATCTGCGCTATACCGAGAAGATCCGGGACATAGATGATTCCGAGGCAGTGCGGGTGCCTATGTTCTATCAGGTTGTCCAGCAGACCATTGCCTCGATAGCCTTCAACTACCCCAAGCTCTTCTTCACCGTCGAAGATGACGAGGGTGAGGGCGCTCGTGTAGGCGATGTCCTCGAACGCGCAGCCTACTCCTGGATGCGCTTGGCCAACGTAAAGCCCCACGTACATCAGGCTATCTTCGACGCTCTGTTCACGGGTGTCGGCTGGCTTCGTATGGACTACAACCCTCCGGGCGATGACATGATCGCGCCCTATGTGGCCAACGATGCTATGGCTGAAGACCTGGTGGCCATCAACCGTGTCTCTCCCGCCTACGTCCATGTAGATCCACTCTGTCCGCCCCACCAGCTTGGTCACGCTCGTTATATAATGGAGACGATGTGGCTCCCGCTGGAGTATCTGAAGAAAGACGATAACATCCAGCACCGCCGGGAGATAAAGGCCACCGCCTCTGCCGAGCGTGAAGAGTTGGGCTACGGCGACACCTACGAGAACCGCTCTGACAGCGGCGAGCTGGCGGCAGTGCGAGATGCTGTCCTCAACGGTGAGATGGTCAAGGTCCGCCGCATCCATGACCGCATGAACCGCAAGCAGATCATGTTTGCCGAGGGCGTTGACGAGGCCATTCAGGAGATAGACCACCCCTTTGTGAAGATGGTCTATCCCCAGGCCATGAATATGTTCGGGGAGCCTATCATCGATGAAGAAGGCACTCCGGTCTTGGACTTCGAGAACGGCGAGGTAGGCACCGGGTTCCTTACGGAACAGGGTTTCCCCTTCGTCCCCATACGCTTCGACCACTCTTTCAACTCCTTCTATCCTACCCCCAGGATGGAATACCTGAAAGATCTCCAGGACTTGGTGGTCGAGTCGATGTCGCGGCAGTCCGCCATCCTCAAGCGGTCTGCCCGACAGGGGCTGGTAGCAGAAGTAGAGACGCAGAAGAACCCCAACCTGATAGACAACCTGCGGCGTGGAGATGACGGCGAGTGGCATACCGTCCTCGACCCAGGCAACCTGCGGGAGCTCAACTACGGCAGCGTCCCAGGTGAGCAGTATACCGTAGAAGACCGCGCCATTATGCACATCCAGATGGTCTCTGCCCTTTCTGACATCGGCGGTGACGGCAAGAATGTGCAGACGGCCACTGAGGCGGGGCTGGTGGCCGCAGCGGCCTCTATCCTCAGAGAGTGGATGGAGGTACGTGTCTCTGACGCCTATGAGGGTATTGTCCGCAATGCCTTTCAGATCATGGGCGACCCGCGCTATGAGCCGGAAAACTTCTCCATCAATGTTGCTCCCAACGGCAAGGGACGCCTCACCCGTGCTCTGCGTAATGCCGATTTCCTCTGGAACTACCGCATCCACGTCCAGGCAGGGTCTACGCGGCCTCTCTTCGAGCAGCTGCAGCAGGGCAAGGCCATAGACTTCGTCGACAGGGCCTACAACATGCCTGAGTTCGACAAGATGGAGGTCGCCAAGTTCATGACAGCGAGTTATGAGGTGGCAGACCCGGAGCTGCTCCTCAACGCTGATGTCAACGAGGAGGCCCAGCGTGCTGTCGAGCTTGAGAATGAGATTATGGTCAACCAGCTCCAGGATCCTGGTGTGATGCCTGGGCAGGACCACCAGGCGCACATGGAGTTCCACGGCAACTATCAGATGCATCCTGTGTATCAGCAGCTGGCAGCAGATCCCATGCAGGCACAGCGCATACAGATGATCGACCAGGTGGTGGCCCAGCATTTCGGCACCCACCAGCAGTCTATAGAACAGACAACGCAGCAGACAACAGCCCCGCAAGCCTCCCAGCCGATAATGGGGCTTCAGTCTCGCATTAATCAGAATGCTCAGAACCTCTCTCAGGAGGTACGCGCCGACACTATGGAGGTTACGGGCTGATGTTGGCATCGTGGACTTATCGCTGTGAGCGGTGTGACAAGGTCTTTGATCATACCTCAGTGGCTCCGGTGCCCAAGACGGTAGAATGCGGCTGTGGTACCCAGGCGGGGTGGACTTATACCAAGGCCAACGGCATACACCCTACCCATAGTGGCCGTAAA